GCACCTCCCTGATCCAGGCCCGCACCGCATCAGCCGGAGCCAAGCTCAAACCCGCCTCTTTTTTCTCGCTTATGTAATCCATGAGGTTCAGCTTGAGGTCCGTGTCATAACGCGTGGATCCGTCTGGCTTGAAGCGTATAAAGCGCTGCACATTGCGCTTAAGCTCGCGGTGCTTTTCCCGCTTGGCCAGGGCCAGGGCCTCGACCGGGGTGGGCTCGGGCGGCGGCGTGTGCTCAAGTTCGCCTGTTGTTTGGTTGTATGTGTATTCCGTGGGCGGGTGGGGCAAAGGGGCGTCGATTATCGTGTAGCCGCCGCCGTCAAATCGGCTCAAATCCGTACCCGGGCAGACTGATTCAATGATTTTTAGGTTTTCAAAATCAATAACATGTCTCATTTCCCAAACCCTCCCGGCAAACAAATCCCTAAAAGCCAAATCGACCCCTCTTGTGCTAATGAGCTTTTTGTCTTCAGCTGTCCAGAACTGTTAGTAGAGCGAATCACCGATGCGTAGAAATAATTATCTGTGAGGCTGGAACCCGTAAAATAAATACCTATACCCTCGCCATAAACACTCCCCAAAGAATCCCCATTTTCCAGAAAAATGTAATTCCGCTGTGCGTTTGCGCCTGTTTGATGCAGTCGCACAGTAACGTTTACAGTCGCCCGAAATGGCGGACCGATGGTAAATGCTGTCTCGGAAGAGGGCCAAGAGGCAGTGCTGTACATTTCAGTCGGCCGGTCTAATGAAAACCAGCCATTAATCAGCCTGCTCGGCATCAGGGCCCCGCCTACAGAAAGCACAAAGCCAATGCACCTTCGGGCTCCGTCAGCCGAATACCATCCCTCTTTAGAGCCGTCGTATGTCGGCGCAATAGAGGTGCTGGTGATTTCGCTGGGTGTGATCTCGCTCCCAGAATTAGGGGCATGGGCCATGACCCAATACCAGGAATCTCCCGTCGGATTTATAGTGTGATCAATATCGGCGGGTACGCTGTAGAGGCTGCTATTTATCACTATTTTCCCGGCGCTTATGGTTGTCGTGCTGGAATTTTTATAGTCAGCCCAAACTGTCATGAATCCAGGCTGCCTTGATGCCAGCTGATCCACCCTGGCCACATCCCCGGGAAGCGCGCTCTCCTCCCCCGGCCTCAATATCCCCAAGTTCACCTGGCTTATGGTGTTGTCCAAGACTCCGGCCTTCAAGGTCACCAGGGTTTGATCCTGGGCTTCTGTGTAAACTGCCCCCAGAACTAGGGCATAGACATAGCCCGTGCCGAGCTGTGCTCTAACCATGCGGTCTTCCGGAAAATGCCCGGCCACGTCACCGGTTATGGAAAATTGGTGGGCACTTACAAAAAACGGTTCAAAAGAGAGGGACAGCCAGCCCCCATTTGCAATCTGGTCCAGATCATACTCAAGTGCGGTAGCCTTCAGCTGTAGCGCAGCGATGTCGTTGCCTTGCCCGCTCCACCAGTCTTCGAACTCGGTGCGTCGGGACGCTAACGTCGCCAGTTCTGTTTGAATTCCGGCTAAAGAGTTGTTGGCGGCGGTGAGGACAGGCTCAAGCATGCCATTGATGCGCTTAATACCAAAATTTTGCACTTCGGCCACAGCTTGCTTCCACGTAATTACAATGGATTCCAGCCCATCGATTCGTGCATCTATGTCCCCGAAAATATGACCGAATGTCGACCCATTAAGTGGTGTTACGTTGTCTTTGATCCGGTATTGCTCGAATTTGCGCATAACACCCCCCTACTTGGCCACGTCCATACGCTGACCGACGATAAAGGGGCGGAGTGCGTTATCCGTTACCCCCTCAATTTTGATTTTGTACGAGGAAATAGGGCTCGTGAGCGCAAAGTTGGTGACCAACCTTGAGGTGCGCTCATCAATTTCGGTAAGCGCCGGGGTGCCCGCCGATAGGGGGGTTCCGCCTGCGTCAAGTAAGGACACTGTTATACTGTGGTGGGCTGAATCGTAATCATCAAGCAATAAAACAACATCAATGTCGTCACTCGCGGGGGATATCTCTCTTAGATTTGATATATGAACAAAATCAAGATCCGGGCGTTGTGCTGCTAATCGCGACCCCGGCAACTCAAGGCCGGGCATGAGGTCTTGTGTGCCCAGAAAAATTGCGCGGAGATGACACATTGCAGGCAGGCCGGTCAATCCGTCTGCGGTATCCGGTCCGATCGGCACCCAACTCCCTGAGCCATCGGGCTGGTATTCAATGGTGAGTGATGTTGCGGGCGGTTCGGCCCAGGGGACTCGCAAATCCAGGGTGCTTATACCTTCTGATAAGCTAATCGGCCCCAGCTCGACAGAGCAGCGGCTCGCACGGAATTTTGCAAAATATAATGACATTTTGAGGTCATTAGTATGGTGTGGATGGAATATATCTTCGATGGACTTGAAAAGAGTGCCACGGGTATATTCTGTCCCCGCGACCAATCGAACAGAATGGTTCCCCCCGGTTGAAACGACAAATGCATACCGTTGGCCAGCTTCAAGCAATACGGGCTGCGGGAATTCAAATCTGTTTTCGCCCGTTTTCAGATCGCCGGCAGCGATTTGGCACATTGCAATTGCATGATCGGAATCAGGCTCTCCCGCGTCAGTACATCCGCACACGGACAATGTCACAGCTCCATCTGGCCCGACGGTGCCAAACCAAATTCCCACTTCAGCCAGCCATCCGGTCTGGCTGCTTAAATACGTTTGTGCGATTTCACAGCCCGATATTGTATGACTTGTTGATACAGTGTACCAATATGCTGATATGTATGTGTATTTCCGAAATTCTACATAATGTCCGTCACCATTTAGTATGCGCTCGGAAATAGTTTTTCGGTCGACTACACCTATAGGTTGCGTGGGGGGGGTGTTGGGGTCATTGAATATCTGACTTATAATCCTGTTATCGCGGGTGTATCCATATGCGTTGCGCGACTTACGCCATGTATAGCCCTTTCCGTAGATGATTCGAACAGTTGTACGTGTACCAAGCTTCCGCGATTTTGTTTTATAAGTAAATTGGTTGATAGCTAATGTCCCGGCGTCTCCTTTTGTTTCCAATCGCTTTTCCAGATCGTATGCAGGCAGTACCAATCCCGACTTGTTAAACACGGCTGATTCGTAGGGGTTGAACAGCGCGAGTTGTTGCTCTGTTTGTCCAGCGAAAGGAAATCTCAGCCCGTCTTCAATGCGCGCTCGATAGTCCGGATTGAGTGCATCCGAATCATCTTCGAAATTAAAGTCATCAGCTGCGTATGATTGATAAGCAGAGGGCAGCGACAAACGCTCTTGAATTTGTGCAACATCGCATGCGAGGTTAATCAAAAGGTCGCCGCTTGCCATTGAATTAAGCTTGGACATTAGCGCTGCCATGTCTGTCATAAGACTGGCTATTTTGGGTGCGGCATCGGTTATCCATGCAGCGTTTGAGAGTACCGTTTGATGCGAATCAAAAAGCCTCATAAGCTTTTTATTTTCAGCCAGTTCGATATCCTGCACTCCGCTTGAGTTCAGGAGCACATAACCAACCAGGGTATAATTTGTAGGGGCTTCCGGCTTTTGCGGGTCCGGACTTTCCATGCCGGGGGTGACCAATGTCACCACTTCGCGCCGAAGTTCCATCGCCACGGCGCGTGGTTCCATTTGCCCTGTTTCGGCATCGATCTCAAAATCACGGGGTTGAATATCTGTTTCTATCTCTTGGCCGATAACGCTTATGGTGAGCCATTTTTCGTCGGTGACCGGCAGATAACTGAATATACTTATTCTTTCCGCCTCGTCTTTACGAAAAACCTTTCCCACCGGGCCATCCCAAAGCCGTCCGGCGGCAATTTCGATTTCGGTTGCAGCCGGGCTGGTAATATTCAGCCCTACAAACATTTTTTCAGCTGTGATCGCATCGGTGATGACGTGCTGGAAAGATTCATCGGTGAACAGTTGGGCATTATTCAAGTCCGCAGCTTGTAACTCCTGGCGATCACGATAAATAACCTGACGTTCCATTAAAAGACCTCCAATTTATAATCACCGGCTTTTGCGCTACCCGCCAAAACGCCGGAGCTTGCTTTGACTACACGATGATTTGTGATTGACAGTAAGAGCTTGTCTGAAGCCCGTTTTGACAGGCGGGCAACGTGGCATATCTGGTCTATGCGCTTTTTGGCTGAGGATGTGTAGGCGTGGTTTGTGCGGGTAATTCCAGTCCCTAAGTGCATGCCTTTGCCTTGCCTTTTTGTGGTGGCGTCCACGGCTACGCTTGCAGTATGGGCGGGCAGGCCGCTCAGGCAAAACCGGCCTGTAAATTTGATAGCCCGGCGAGCACGGGGGACGGCCCGGACCGGGTCAAAGAGGCGGGCGCTTTTATATACGCGATTTGCTGCTGTGCTGGGTTTCAAACATGTTTTGCTCAAAATGCAGCGGTTGGTGTCCGGATAAACATCGGTCCATCGGTTCGAGGGGAACACGCCCCGCGCCGGTGCGGGCTGGTAACTTTCACGGGGGTAAATGCCGACTGGCTCCAAGCCGGGTTGAGCAGCCATGGGGGTGCGGCGTTCAATTTCATCCTGATAAGCCCGGTTGATTCTGAGGTTGTAAAGTCGCAGCCGTGCATGGTGATCGATCACGCTGCCCTTTAATACACGACCGCAAACCTGGCCACGCCTGGTGGTGGGCTTGCGGATCTCCACCACCCCCTGGCCGATGCGCTCCACGTTTTCGCGCTCAATCAAAAGGCGGTGTAAGTCGGTCACGCTGCCGTCCAGGGGATCATGCAGTTCAACTTTTTGGCCTATCCTCAAAAGGGCGTCCGAGGTGTTGGGGTAGCGGACCAAGTCGGCCCATGGATCTCCCAGGCAGCCGCCGCAAACCAGGCCGCACTTTGAGCCTTGGTGCCTAAAGGGATAGACCCTGATTTCAGGATGCGGCGCTTCAAAAGCCCGGCGCTCTTCGTCGGTTAGCGACGCACCGCAGAATGATTTTGTGGGCGGTGACGCGGCCAGGAGTTCGCGGTTAAGCAATGCACGCCAATACAAACCCAACCCGTATTCCGTGCCTTTGTAGCGGTGCCAGTCGTAAAAATTCTCAACCAGCCAAAGCTTTTTGGCCTTGGAATCCGCGTATTCCCAACCATCAATGTGCAGGCCCCAACCCAGGTGCTCCAGGAGTTCTTTGGATAATTCGGGCAGGCGGGACCAGATGTGGATCTTTCCAATGGCTTTGGCCACGGAATCAAGCTGTACGCCGTTACCGTTTGCTGCGGCCTGGATTTGGCAGTCGCTAGAAATGCTGGGGGGGAGAAGCCTTTGGAGGGTGTCACTCATTGGTCAGCCCTCCATATATAATAGATGCGCTTTCGGCCTGGGCTACCTGCCAGGGCTCCAGGCTCTGGAATTCCGGGGTGGCCACCTCCACCCGTTGGATGCCGTCAATTGATTGGATTTGAGCAATCAGCTCACTTGGGCGGATGCTGCGGCCGAGTTTCGCCTTTTGCCAGGCAATGTAGTTATCCACCTCGGCTATCACCCTGCGCTCAATGGCTGCGGCTTGGTTGGCATAGCTGGTCAATACCCAGTATTTGCCGTTGATGCTGTAAGGCACTGCATCAGGGTAATGGACGGTGACCAGGTCGGTGAGGGGCCGCACTTTTTGGTCGCCCATTTGGGCGGCTACAGCGGCAATAATCTCCGGGGTGGGCATCTCGCCGCCTGCCAGCAGCGGGGATACGGAAATCTTGCCCGGCGCAGGGCTCCACACTGCTACATCAATGATGGACTGGCTCACGCTCATTGCGTGGTATCGGTAGGCGTCTTTTGGCCCGGCGCTAGATAGCCGCTCCGGGGCAAGCTGCACCCGGCTGCGAAAGCGGGCGTCGCTTTCAGAGTCAACACCGCCAAGGGAGATGGCGGTGTTGGCCACAGTGGCCACGTAGGCCGGGCGGTCAACCATTTGGTTAAGCTGGCCAGGCTGAAAGCCGTTGCCGATGATGCCGGGTTGGGTGCAGGTGGCAGCCACATCAACACTGATTTCACCGGCTTGGATCACGGCTTCGCTGTCTGTGGCAAAATAAAGCGAACCGTCGGCTGTAACCCGGCTGCCCTGGTATATCACCACATCCCAGGTCAAAGGGCTGGCCAGGCTGTAGCGCAGGGTGGTGCTGGCCGGTGATTCCCCCAGGCGGGTGGTGTTCAAAAGCGCGCCCAGGTGATCCAGGTAGTCGGAATCGGCATAAGCCACCAGATTCATCTTGCCCGCATAATCAATCTGGAACCGCTGCAACGCGATTACATAGGCCACAGCTTCGCAAAAAAGCCTCTCCGGCGCACCGGGATACAGGGCCTTGCCGGTAATCCGCTCGTAGTCCGCGATTACTGCGGCTTCAACTTTGGCCGCATCGGTTTCGCAAAATGCGATTTCAGGAAGGCTATTCAGGTTCATCCTGCACCTCAATCACATCTATTTTCACGATAGGGAGCAAGCGCCCGTCCATGGCTTCCGTCTGGCCTTCCTGCCAATTCACGGCCAGAACCTTGGCCCTTGGCTCGTATTTCCGTACTTGGTCAACGATCTCCGCCCCTAACAAAGCCTTGGCCCTGGGGGCGGGCTGATCAATCAGGCCAAAGTCAAGGCCAAAATTCCGGTCAAGCGGCACGCTGCCTTTGGGTGTGGTTATGATCATGCGGACATTCTGGGCCACGTCGGTGACCAGGTCGCCGGGCGCGAACTCAATGGGTCTGGGGCTTGAATCAACTAATAATTCCGCCATCACCTGTACTCCTTGAGCCGAACATCGGCTGAAGCGAATAAGAGCACGCCGTCATTTGCCACTCTGGTCCATGTGCCGGTTAACTCTTCCAGGACAAATTCCCCAAGATTCAGCCCACCTATCATCAGGGTGTGGGCCTTGTGGTCACGCACTACTTGCCTTAGCCGGGTTAGCTCGTCTTGGGGAACGCAGAACGCTTGGTGGAATTTCATGGTCAGCCCAACCTTGATCAGCTCAAGCCCCAAAAACTGGAGTTTTTGTTCCAGGTTGAGGACATCGTGGGTGGCGTATCTGGCCCGGTTTTCCTCCCGCAATTCTTCGAAGGTCCTAATGTGGGCCATGCTTGTTTCAAAGCAGATAGGCCCGTATGCCCCTATTTGATCGCCCTTAGCCATCGCACTCGGTCTCCTGGTGCACCACCTCGATGGGCTTCAAATCCGGCTCGCCCGGCCCGGCCTTTTGATAAGGAAGCCGGACTATGGGTGCCAGGAAGTCAACTCCTTCGCCTGCTGCGATGACCAATTTGCCCCGACAATGGATCTGCATCTTGCCTTCGGCCCGGTCGTATTCCACCCAGGTTCCGTCAACCCATCGCATGTGGGTTTTGTTTGGGCAGGAGACCGGCACAGGGTCTGGGTCTGAATAGATAGCGCCAAGGACAAAGCCCTTTTGCAGGCCGTCGGCAAAAGGAACGAAAATGCAGACCACCTGCTCGTCGATGTCCGGCATCCTGTATGCCTTATCCATGTATGTCTCCGGGAAAAGTACAGTCAGTTCAAACGTTTCAAGGCAATCGGCATCTATGAGCCGCACCCGCACCTTGCCCTTTTGTGGGAGTTGAAGTGTGACAACACCTATCCGGATCACCTGGTGCATGGCACCTTCCAAGGCGGTCAAGCGGCGCTCTATTGAGTCCAAGGCGATCATCAGTAACTGATTACCTTTCTGGCCTTAAGCGCGGTTGTGTATCCGCCGCTGCCGTCCACTGTTTGCCGGGCTTCGTCCACAAAATAGCGCCCGTCGTATTTGCCGAAGCCTTTAACCTCTTGCACCTGAGTAGCCCGCAATCGGGGATCACCCATCAGGGTGAAATCGGCCTTTACTTCAGAGCGGTTTTTTCGGCGGAGGTTTGATGCGGCTAAAGCGTTGGCCTCGGCCTCTGTTTTTACTTCTTGATTAATTTTTAGGACTTCACCGGTGGGCGGGGCATCGGCTGGGAAGCATGCGCCTTTAATCATAAGGCGCAGGTCAGGGTGCCAATAACTCACTTCGCAACCTCTGTATTTATCAAAGCTCTGGGCCTCGAATCGGTAATCAATCAGCCAGGTTTCGCCGCGCTTGATTTGGCCATGCGGGCCGCGCTGGTCAAAACTTTTGCCGGAGTACACTATCAATTGGCTGTCTGCGATTTTGATGCTGTTGCCCGCATCAAGGCAGAGGCGGCGTAGAAAGGCCATGTCCGATTCTTCGCGCTGGTCTTCGCGCTCATAAAATGGGTTATTGCCCTCCCAGGCCAGGGCCAGGCCAGCATTGGCAGCAACCGCCCCGGCGATTGCCTTCAGATCCACATTTTCCCAACCCTTGCTTTTCTTTTGGGCTTGAGCGTTACGCGAAACCCGGCGGCTCACCGCGCGGATCTCCACTGTGTCGGGCGGGCCGGAGAGGCAGATCCCCTGGATTTCAAACTCCCCACAATTCAAAACCAGGTGATCACCTGGAACAAACCAATCGTGGCAATGGATAACTGCTCGGACCACCTCGCTTTTGGCAGGCCGCCAGGGGCCTTGCCATTTCCGGTCCCTGTCCTCCAAGTGCGCGCACAACTCATCAAGTTGGCCATGGGCGTGATCTGTGTAATCCGCGAGTAGGCAATGCTCACCCAGATCCACGCCCCGGTAGATCAATTCCAAGCGGGCCTTTCTGGCTATCTTTTCTGCCATGGCGGCGGCTTCTCTTTGGCGGGGATTGATATATCCGGCACATTCAGCTTGAGATCAGCAGGCAGGATCTGAAGGTGGCGGTGTTTTGGATTCGCAGCCAAAAGGTGGTGCAAAAGGTCTTCGCGCCCCCACAGCTCTGCGGCGATCTGGTCCCAGGCCTGGCCCTGGGTGGTGTTGTAGGCCTTAGGCATTGCCCACCCCCAACCTTGTTTGTCGCGAGAATACGGATTCAATTGTTCGCTCGACCAGGCGGGTAAGCTCCACCCGATCGTTTACCAAGGCCCGGTTTATTGATTTTGTGTCTTCGCCCGGTGCATTGATAGTTGGGTGATAGTCCAGGGCTATCTCGATAGGCCCTGGGCTGTGGAGCCGATCAATCACCTGTGAGATCGGCTTTGGCTGGGGAATCGCCTCAGTGATTATGTTGCCTTGCCCTTGGATGGGCGGCTCGGGCTTTATCAGGTGGCTCAATTTTGCCAAAGTTGTATTTAATTGAGCCAACCCTGGAATATTGCCAATAAAACTAAGGTGTTTATTTGGTTCAATCTGGGTTGCTGGCTTGGCTGCGATGGGCAGGGGCTTAGCCTTGGCTGGGGTGGTGGCCACCGGTGCCTGTTGGCTAAATGCCGTGGCCTTATTTTCCCGAAGGCCCATGACAGCGTTGACCAGGTAAATACCCAGGACATGTTGGAGCCTGGCAATAGAGCCTGAGAGAAGCGTCAGGCCGGGAATGGGCTGCGCCGGTGTGGGCTTTTCCTTGGCCTTTGGCCTGGGCTGTTCCGCCTTGGCTTGAATTTGTGCGGCAACCGGTTTTTTATTCGCAGCCGGTTCTTCCGGAGCTTCGGACGCCGATGCGGCTGCAATATCCTTGGCTGCCAGCCCGGCATCAATAGCTAAAGATGCAGCAGTGCCGATGCCCGGAACCAGGCTCACCAGGCCCGAGCCCACTTCCATGAGCCCGCCCAAAAAATCACCGCTTAGCGCCCGTTCAAGGCCAAAGGCCGCGCCTGCAATCAGCCCTACGCCGGGGATCTTTTTCAGGGCAGACTTGCCCAGGGCCTTGGCCCCGGTTTTGGCCGCGGCCTTGGCAACACTTTTGCCCACTGCCTTGGATGCGATTTTTCCGGCAGAACTAGCTGCTTTTATGGCGGTGTTAGCCGCGACTTTGGCCCCTGAACCGGAGGTGGCCGCATTTATAGCCAGGCTGCCTGCCGCCCCGGTTGCCCAGGCCCCGGCACCCCTGGCCGCACTGGCCAGGCCGCCCAGCCTTCGGCCAAGGCTGCGCCTGCCTGCCCGAAAACGGGTGCGTGCACGGGAGCGTAATGAGCGCTTTTTACCCCTGGTTTTGCCTTTGCCTTTTTTCTTACCACCTTCTCCCGGCAGGTCTGCGGCCAACCCATCGCCCATACCACCAGGCCAGTTGGTCACAAAAACCGGCGCAGCGCCACTCACCCCACCGGTCAGGGCTCCGACTAAATCACCTTTCCCCTTACGCCCGGCCCGGCCTGTACGCCCTTTCTTGCCGCCCAGGCCAAACCGGTAGCCCAGGGCCTTGCCGCCGTGCCACATCTCCTTAAGCCCACCGCCGAAAAACTTTCCAGCCATCTTGAGTGCCTTGAACGCGACAACGCCGCCGATCAGGGCAGCGACGGTCTTTTGTACGGCACCGGTGAGTAAGGGGAATTCAGCCCTCAGGGCGGCGATTTTGTCCAGGATGCCGCCGATTCCGTCGATGGCCGAATCAAGAGTGGGTTTAAGCCCACCGCCAAAGCCCAAGACTTCGGCAGTAAACTTATTGGTCAGCATGATCAGCTTGTTGGCCGTGGTTGAAGCCCGGTTTCCAAATTCTCGGTTCATGCTACCGGCGTATTTGGTTTTATCAGCGACCAATCCCACGGCTTTTTTGTATTGATCCATGCTGCCTACGAGCGTGGCTATATCATCGGCAAACTCGCGGCCAAACAAATCAACCAGGATTCCCATTTTTTGGTCGGGATCAGCCCCTTCCAACGCTTCCAGGAAGTTCATAAGAGCCCCCTGGGCATCGTTTTTAATGGCGTCTTTTAATTCATAGGCATCCATTCCAATGGCGGATAGTGCCCGTTTAAAAGCGGCACTGCCCTTGTCTGCAGTCATCAACTTTGTCAACATGCTGTTGATTGCCGTGCCTGCGACTTCCGGTGGCTTGCCCAGGGCGATAAAGGCGTCGGCCAGGGCTGCGCTATTGGCGGCTGAGAGCCCGAACTGTTTACTGGTTGATCCGATACGCAGCATTGCCGCGACTATTTCGCGGGATTTGGCGGCGGTGTTGTCTGAGAGATGGTTTACCGCATCGCCCAAAAGCTCTATTTGCCCAATGGGGATGCCGTAAACATTGGAAAGTTTTGCAGACGCTTCACCAGCCTCTGAAGCGGCCATATCAAAGGCAACGGACATTTTGCTGGTAGTTGTGACAAATGGCCTAAGATTTTTGGCCGCGACTCCAAGCTGACCGCCTGCAGCGGCTATGGCTGCGAGTTCAGTTGCTTTTAAAGGGATTTTTTGAGCGGACAGCGACACCAACTCTTTTTGGAACGCAGCTATGCCGCCTTCATAGCCCTTAAAATCCACAACCTTACGGACATCAGCCATGGCTGATTCCATATCGATGGCGACTTTTCCTGCCCCAATAATCGGCGCTGCGGCCATGGCCAGGCCGGTGATATCAGAGGCTGCGCTTTGCCGAATCTGACGGCCCTTGGCGGCCTTGGCCTGGGCAGCTGCCATTTTTCCAGCCTTGGCAATCTGGACCGCCATGGCCTGGTTGGTTTTCTTTATATCGCTCGCCAGCCGCTTTTCGTGGGTTGATAAACGTTTTGTGTCTATGCCTGCCCGCTTTAAAGCTGTGCTTGTTTTCCGGAGTTCGTCAGCCTTGGCGCGCCAGGCCTTTTTAGCGTCTGAGGCAAGCCCCCTTTTTTCGGTTGAGAAAATGGAATCGCTCACCTGCTTGAATGCAGCGGCAGTTTTACGGGCTCCTTTTTGCCCGATTATGAAAGCAAGTTTCTTTTCCATTATCTCTTATTACTTAGGGTTAGGGCGGCATTTGCCCAGTCGGTCAGTTCTCTAGCCGGCACCAGGAGCCAGCCAGGCGCATTGCCATAACCCGCCCTGGCCAGGGCCAGGGCCAGGACAAAGGCATCTTGCCTGCCGGGCCAGGCGATTAGAGCAAAAAAGATATGGCTTCCGCTGCCACGGCGTTGGCATCTCTGGCGGGGAGATCCAACAAATCGTCAACCGGCCTTTTCAGGGCCTTGGCCGCCAGGCAAAGGCCATAGCCCACCTGGCTGCCTGCGGCGTTGATGGCATCACGGGCGCTTTCGGCTTCAATCAGATCTCGGCCAGTGAGCTTTTCAAAGTTCAGGTCAAGGTGGTCATGCTTCTTTTCGTCCCAGACAACCGGCGCGCTTAGCTTCACGGTGATCATTTTCCGTTGTCCTTTCTCATTTCAAATGGCAGGCTGGGCTTAAATTCCTAAATCGGTTCTCACACTTTCCAAATAGTCCTTGCCGTCAACCTTGAAAATAAAGTTGAATTTATCGAGTTCAATCCATTCCTTATCCGCGAGCAGAATCTTGAGATAGATCACTTCGAATTCGTTGCCTGCGTCCATTTTTTCGCCGCTGGCCAGCTTGCCCAGGGGTGTCTTTTTGGGGATGGCCTTGGTGACGATTTTCAAGGGGGTGGTGGCATAGGTGCCGTTTGTACTGTCATATGTCTGCACCGAGCCCCGCAGTTCGATTTTGTGTGCCTTGGGCGCAGTCATGGCAAGTTGGGCATCAGTTGTGGTGCGCCAGTTCAGCTTCAGGGTAAGCGCACCGTAATGCCCTTGGATCGGCATATCAGCTGTGCCTGCAATGCCCGCACCCTTGATCTCTTCGGTGATGGCCTCCAACTCCGGAAGCTCCACATCCACTGTGCCGAGAAGTGCGCCGTCGTCGGCATATGCCCTGAAGTTATTCAATATTTGGGGTATCTTGCCTTTTTCCATAATTCAGTTCTCCTCTCGGGCTAACGGGCAAACAGGGTGGAAAGATAACCGGGGTCGTATTCAAGCCGTGCCGAGATCTCCCGCGCCGGGGAAGGCGGGGTGAGGTAAAGGTGGAAGGCCATGACGCCGTCCATTAAATCGGTTACCGGGTTCTCTTCGGCCAGGAACTCAATACGGCCGCCCAGGATAGCTTCCCGCGCAGCTAGGCCGTTTAGGCGGATGTTTTCGGAGTCAACAATGGATTCCACGATGCGCTTAGTGATCGGCTGATCGACTTTTTGCCAGAAAGTCAAGACAAACTCGTTTGCTTTCCAGCGGAACATGCGCTGCACCGGGATAAAGGAATCCTTTACATCGGTGATGGTTGGATAGGCTGCAGTGCGGTTGCCCCAAAGGGTCCAGCGGCCGTTCCAGTTAAGGGCAGTGGTTACGCCCTGGCCGTTTAAGTAGCTTGCGCTTTCCGGCCCGAGCCAGACTTCACTTCCGTCCGCCAGGACAGCCCCGTTCATTTCAAGGGGCTTGTTGCTGGGGCTCTCGTAGGGGATGTCGTCGTTGGCTTCATCCACCTTGCCCATCAAGGCTGCGGCCTGGGTGGAAAGGTGAAACTTCTTGTCGCCCAACTTGAGCATGGGCCAGCAGGCGACCAGGTTGTTGTCTGTGTAGTTGTTGGTGGCTTTCCAGGCAGCGACGTCGCTGTATTTAGTGCAACCGCTGGCGTCGCAGGGGATGTCAGCTACGGCCATGGCGTCGAAATGCCCGCCGTTTAGGCTGTCTGCTTTGGTGGCCATTACAGCCGCCACGATCGGATCATGGCTCCAGCCAGGGGCCAGGATCAAAGCGGGGACCAGGCCAAAGCGCGGGAAGACCTCGTTTGCAAGTTCCAACCCGGATTTTGCCCCAGTCTCGGCATTCACACCACCGATGATTTGGTTGGAAGTTACCTTGCTGGGGTCGCCGTAGGAATAGGTGACCTTGACCTCGGCACCGGCTGTAATTGATCCCCCTTCAACCAGACTGATCACGCCGGTTATCTTGTCAAAGGTGTAATCAGTGTTCGCCACATAAGTGGTGACACCGTCAGAGCTTTTTATAACTGGATCGCTCACCAGGCCGGGATTGGCCAGGGTGATGATCCCGCCCGCAAAAGTCGCGGCCTCATCAGTGACTTCTGACTTATGGGTTGCCGGGTCAAACACATTGATAAGCACAATCGGCCCAACCCCGTACAAGGCAAAGTAGGTGTAGATCGCCTCGCTCAGGGTGTATTTGCCCCAGTCTTCCGAATATCCCAGGGCCTTGACCGCCTCATCATAGGAGTGGGCCAAGACAGGCTCGTTCACCGCGCCGGTCATGCTTTCCGAGATCATATGCACCGGTGCGGTGCCAATGATCACGGGCAAGGAGCAATACACCCGGCGCGGCGGCACGATTGATGTTGGCAGTTGGCTGGCGTATACGCCGTGGCTGTAGCTCATTTAATCCCTCCCTCCTCAAGTGCGGCCTTGGCCTTGGCGTAGGCCTTGCTTAAGGGAGACGTGGTGCTGGAAAGCTCCATCTTGGCTTTGGGTAAATCATCAACCGGCAAAAACAGCGGGGTGGCCACTTCGACCAGGTCGCCGGGGATCGGCGGGATGCCGTCAATAAAGACCTGGCCGTGAGTGATCAAGTTGCGCAGGTTCGGCCCCATGTAAATAACCGGCCCGGCAGGCTTTTTGGTGGTGGCCGCCTTTTTGGGCATGGGGCTGGGGGCTGCTTTTTTGGCTTCTTTTTTTTCCTTAGTAACTTGTGCCATATGCTTTGATCTCCTGTGGTGATGGTGGGAGGGGGCGTGCCAATTTGGTTTCAATCTCCAAAACACACACTGCTATTTGCCGGTTACACCAAACCAGGCTCCAGTTTTTGGGCTTGATTTCAGCTATGTTCCCGGTGGGCTCCGGCCATGTTGCGGTGATGATTTGAGCGAAACGCGAAATTATGTGGTTAGCCCCTGGGAGCTTTGGCCCACCGGCCCGAGGGGCAGAGGGGCTCCTGTAGTTCGCCCCGGCCGCGAGAATCAGGATGCGGCCGCATTCGTATTGGATATTGCCGTCCTGGCTTCGCTCAAAAGTTCCGCGCGGGGTATAAAGTCCGGCTGCCGGATGCCTCCGGAACAGCCGCGCCAGTTCATCGTGTTTGGATAAGCCGGGCAGGCTTTCCGGTTCGATGCCCCAGGCTTTGAGCTGCTGGTCAGCGGCCAAGGCATCCAGGACCGCGAATTCAACGGCTATCAAATCCCCGTAAATCACCTGAAAGCCTCCTCAAAATGGGCGTCTATGGCGGCCCGGATTTCAGCCATGTCAACAGTCTCTTCATCCGGCAGATAGGGCCTGGCCGGGATTTCTACCTTGTGGCCGCGACCAGCCTGGCCGCCGAACTGGTGGATGGCGGCGTAAATTTTGGAGCTGCCTACAGTGACCGAATCCGGCATCACTTCAATTTCGTTATTAAGCGAGGCCAAAAGCTGGCCAGTATCGATAAGCGTTTGCCCGCCTTGTTCCAAGGCGCGCTGGCTGGGTTGCTGGGCATCGCCTGCCGGGGATTGCTGTTCCCGAAAGCTGTCTTGGGCCTGGGATAAGACGATTTCGCCGATTTCAGCCATGAGCGGTTCGGGATCACGTAGCAGCCTACGCAAATCCCTTAGGGCCTGCTTGATTTCGCTGTCTGCGAGTTCAATGGTTATTCCGGCCATGGCTAAAAATCCGATAAATCAAAATAGGGGGAGGGCGAAACCACAGCCATAGTTTCGGGCTCGGCTGCCTGGCTTTGCCCTCCCCCGTCGTCAGGAGTCCCGATGCTTATTTCCTTTTTTGCTATTTTTTCAAGCAGCTTTACGCATCGCTTGTATTCTTCGCCCCATTCCCCCAGCTCAAGATGCGGCCGCCTCCGGTGCAGGTTATAGATTGCGATTTTGGCGCTGATCATATTTGCGATCGGCGGCACAGGGGAAAGGGGCACCGGGCTTACTTGACCCAGGTAGGCATCAATCTCACGGTCAGCCTGCTCGATCGCCTCTGCGATCACAACATCAAGGGCCTGGCCGCCAGGGCCGTCATCACACAACTGGTCGATCAGGTCCGGGGCGATCAGCTTTTCCAGGTCTGCCTTTGACGCGTACATGGGCTTCTCGCGGCCTTTGCACTAGTTTTGTACTAGTGCAAAGGCTTGGTTGGGGTTACGGGGCCTTAAGCGATCACAATCGCCTTGCAGGTGGCCTTGGGTGCAACCGCCGGGAGCGGCTTGGATTCACCGACCAGTTTGTAGCCCGAGGGATCTGTGATCGGGATTGGTTTGACGAACATGGGCATGGCGTGGAGGTTGGCGTCCAGGTCGTCCACCGCCGCATAAAACAGGCTGGTGTAGCCTTTACTGATCATGCGGATCTCGCCGTCGGCCAGCTTCTTGACTGTCGCCCCGGTTTTCGGGTTGCGATAGCTTTCAGCCAGCTTCCTTACGGTATGGCCGCCGATGATGATTTCGCCCTTTTCCGAGACCCTTACCGGCACCTTGGGCTTTTCGGTAAGGTCTTCGATCAGGGCCAACAAGGCGCTGTATGCCGTTTTACCGGCCAGGGTGACCTTGTCCCCGCCATAGCCCGCGTTATCCAGGGCGTCGGCCATGTCTTCAAGGAGCTCATAGACCTTGACCAGGGTGGCTTCCGTTGCGTTCCATTTGGAGGTGGATGCCACGTTGACGTTTTGGATGGTCTGGCCCTGGTAGGTTACTTCGTATATTTGGTATTGCCCGTTTGACTGCAACAGCGGGAAGCTGATTTTCCCGTCCAGAACAGCCTGAGCAGCGAAAACTTCCGTATTGAGCCGCACTGTCCGCCTGATTTTTTCTTGGCGGCGCTTGGCCCATTTTTCACGGCTGGATTCACCTAAAAGCTTCATATCATTAAGCTCTTTGGCGCTTACCAGGGTGTGAATCCTGACCGGCAACGGCTCGACAAAGCCGGTCAGCTGGGTGTCGCCGTCAAGGGGAATGGACGCAGACCCACGGTGCACCACCGGCACCACGTTAATAGTCTGGGCGATTTCGGATATGGGAATAACCGGAGACTCATACTGCTCGCGTACGGCCTCGGGAAAAAGCAGATCAAGTACAGTGGACTTGATAGGCGGCATGGATTCAAAACGCTTGGCGATTTTCTGAGCGGTGAAATATTTGCTTAGATCAACGATAAACATGGATGCTCCTTATCCCACCGGGTAAATGTGGCGGTCTTCCAAAGCCAGCAGGGCGGCTGCATCTGCGGCTGATGCCCCGACCTTAAGGTGAGTGCGGTTAATGTGGCCAAACACGAGCAAACGAGCGTTTGTTGCGGCTGATTCAGCCGGGGCGGAAACCACACCTTTTACGATGTCCAGGTTTGTGTCAGCCGGGTCATAGGCGTAGACCAGGCCGTCTGCATCACTGATTGCGGCAAGCTGGCCCACAGTCAACTCGCCGGTGCCTTTGGGATAATCCCTTTCGAAATGAGGCCCAGGGCCGCCCAGGATTTCAACTTCAGATACGGAGGTGCCCCCCACGACCGCGTTATGAACGGAATCTGCCAATTTCAACCTCCTTAGGGTTAAAAGGTTTTAGCCGGGTCAATCCGGCTGCCGTTGTCACTATTTACGGCATCCGGCTCGGCAAATTCAGTCAAAAGGCCGTTTTCTTTTCGGGCTTCGAACAGGCCCCAGAAAGCAGACTCAGCTGCTTTCTTTTCCCCTTCCGCAAATTCGATCTCCCCGGCGCTGCCCAGGGCTTCGGCCAGGTTGAGCATTGCTTCCTTCTCGCCGGGTAAAGCCTTCCCCGCCTTGAGCAGCCCTGCGAATCGGGCTTCCCTGGCCTTGGCCTGATCCGCCTTTTCCCGTTCGGCATAGGCCTGCTCAGCTGCTTTGGCCCGCTGTTCGGCCTTGGCCTTGGCCGCTTCCACCTCGGACACTTGATTTTTCAAGGCGGCTACGTCCTGCTTCAGCTTTTCAAGCTCATCCATTTGCTGATTCCTTTCATTGGCCTTGGCCGCTTCCGCCTCGGCAAATTTATATTCCGTGTATTCTTCGTCAGCCTTGAACTGCACATCGCCCAGACCCTTCACTGCAGGCGGTGCTGCGCCCAGCAAGCCCACATGCCGCAAACTGCCGTCCGGGTAAAGCGAAATTGATTTCTTTTTGTAATGTCCGGCGGCAACGGCATCTTTGATTTCATCGCCGACTTGCTTGAATTTTGCGTACAGCTTATTGCCGTTACGCTTCAGACTTTCGACCCAGCCGAATGCAGGGCTGTTGGTTTTTGGATGCCCGATTACCAGCGGGGCTTCGTGTTTTTTCGGCTCATAAGAGGCGATGATTTTATCCAGGTCAGACTGGTCAAATTCGCGCTCTACGCCCGCCGAATCGGTATGCTTGCCTGTCTCAAATATTGCAGTCCAGTTGTTCATGTCCCGACTATATTCCCTTTAAAAATCAGGCGTAACCCGGAATGGTTCCGGGTTACGCTCTTGCTTGCCGCAGGCTAGCCTGCGGCAGTGAACACTGCGCAAAAAGGAGGCTCGATGGAACCAGCCAGCAATCAGGAAGTTTTAAAGGTGGCGATGTGGCTATTGGATTGGATTTTAAGGTTTTTTGGCGCTGTAGCTATCCCAGGGGGGATATATCTAAACCGCAAAATCGGTAAACACCAGAAGCGCCTCGATGCACTAGAAATGCAAATTTACGATCTTCCCACCACCCAAAAAATGGCAAAAGATTTACATAAAATCGACCTGGCGATTGCAGAACTTTCGGGACGCCTGGAAGCGGCTAATCGCATCATGGAACGCTTGGAAAGAGTGGTGGAAAGGCAAGAAGACCACCTTTTAAATAATGGGGATAAGTAATGGATTATCGGCAAACCATTAGTGAGCATTTGCGAATTACCATATTGCGGCTTTTAGAGGAAGAAGGCGATTACGCACTCAATGAATCCTTGCTCCTGGACATGGTTCCAACTTTCGGTTTTGCTCCCAGCCGGGACAATTTGCGGATTGAGTTATCATGGCTGGCTGAACAGGGTTTGATCACCCTGGGCGGTGTTGACACCTGCAGGGTGGCCACACTCACAGACCGGGGCGCTGACGTGGCCAAGGGCCGGGCGACTGCTCCCGGTGTCCGCCGCCCCAGGCCGGGGGAACGGCAGTGAGTGTAATCCCTTTGAACGGACGGGAATACCCGCCTGAAGCCGTCTGGCAGGCGCAGGAGCTTTATTGCGTGGCCCGCCTTACTTATGCCCAAGTCGAAAGGGAAATGGGCATAGCAGCCTCAACGTTAAAAAGGTGGGGAAAGCAATACGGCTGGCGTGAAAAGCGGGAATCACTGGCCCGAGCTGAATCGGAGATGAAGGCAGACATTGTGCTTGCACGGGCAGGCATGATCAAAGAGTTGCTTGATTCCCGCGACCCCATGATCGGGTTTGCCGTGGCAAAACTTGAGGACATGGCGCTTAAGCATGCCCAGGCCGAGCGGGATGGCCAGATCCAGGCGGCCAAGTCTACACCCAAACCCCGTCAGATAACGAGCCAGGCAGACGCTGCGCAAGCCCTGCAAGAAGCAGTTGAGATTAAGCTTGGCCGAATGTTGGCAGATCCTGCTGAGGTCGATTTAAAAACGGTGAAAGGTATCAAAGATGCTCTCTCTCTGGTGGCCGAGATGCAACCTAAAGAAAACAACAACGCCACCAACAAAGGTCTTACCGCCGACCAGGTCGAAACTATCCGCAACCGCATTTTGGGCGACGGCTGATGTCAGAAGCGGTTTTACTCTCAAACCAGCAGGATTGGATTAACGATCTGGCCGCCGTGCGGGTGTGGGAAAAAAGCAGGCGCATTGGTGCCAGTTGGACAGACGCCTTGGATAGTGTTTTGAAAGCTGCGCTAAAACGGTCTGAAGGCGGAATGGATTGTTTTTACATCGGTTACAACAAAGATATGGCCGAAGAGTATATCCGGGACGCTGCCAACTGGGCAAAAACAATGCACGGCGTGGTCTTGGAAATTTTCGAGGAGACCATCACTGAAGTAATAGGTGATAATGAACGCGACATTTTGACCTTCAAAATCACCTTTTCTTCCGGCCATAAAATAGTTGCCTTGAGTAGCCGCCCCACCAACCTCCGTGGGCGGCAGGGCAAGGTCACTATTGACGAAGCCGCCTTCCACAACGACCTGCCGGGCCTGCTCAAGGCCGCCATGGCTTTTCTCATGTGGGGCGGGCAGGTGGCGGTTCTTTCAACCCACTTCGGTGCAGATAATCCCTTCAATGAATTAATCCAGGATGTCTTGGCGGGTAAGAAACCTTATAGCCTACACCAGACAACTTTTAAACAGGCCCTGGAATGTGGCCTCTATAAACGTATTTGCCGCTGCACCAAAAAGCAATGGAGCCCTGAGGCCGAAGCAAAATGGGAAGCGGAAATCAGGGCGTTTTACGGTGATGACGCAGCCGAAGAGTTGGACTGCATCCCGTCCCAATCCAAGGGAGCCTGGTTGTCAAGAAACTTAATTGAATCCTGCATGGATGCGGGGATACCGGTTATCAGGTGGGAGCCGCCTGCAAATGATTTTGTGGATTGGCCGCTGGACACCGCGTACAGGGATACCAGGGATTGGTGCCAGGCAAAGCTAGATCCCCTTTTGACTAAGTTGCACGTAAATCTTCGCCACTATTTTGGGGAAGACTTTGGCCGCACCGGCGACCTATCTGTGGTCTGGCCCTTGGCTCAGCAGGAATCCCTGGCCAGAGCCACACCTTTTGTGCTTGAGGAGCGCAAAGCACCGTTCCGCACTCAAGAGCAAATCCTTTATTACATCGTTGACCGGCTGCCGCGCTTCAGTGGCGGTGCGCTGGACGCAAGGGGAAATGGTCAGGCCTTGGCTGAGTTTGCCCGGCAAAGGTACGGCCCGGACCTTATCTCCGAAGTCATGCTCAGCGCAGCCTGGTACCGGGAACATATGCCCAGGGTCAAGGCGGCCCTTGAAGACCGGGAAACATCATTGCCCAAAAATGACGCGATTTTAGATGACTTACGCGGCATTAAAATCATAAACGGCGTGGCAAAGCCCCCTGAAAACCATAGTAAAAGCGTTGATGGACAAAGGCATTGCGACAGTGCCGTCGCCTTGGCCCTGGCAGAGTATGCCCGTGCCGTAACCCCGGCACCAGAGCCTTGGGAGACAACCTCAATACCTCGAAATGAGGTCAAATCACTTATGCGAGGATACTGATGCACCTCTATGGCCCGGACGGTTCGCCCATTGAATTTTCAGATCACAAAGACCTCCTGGTTGAGCTGGCATCCCCTGATCTGGTTGGCGGTGCAGACCAGGCGCTGCTTTTGCCTGATCCAGATCCCATCCTGCTGAAAAGGGGCGACGACCCCAAGGTTTTGGAGGACTTAAGCGCTGATGATCAGGTTTGCGCTGTTATACAAAATCGTAAATTACGTGTCCTTAACAATAATGATTATGACTTCAAGCCGGGCCTACTGCCTGGAAAGGCAGCGACAGCCCCAGCTAAATCACTATGCGAAGATCTGACCAAGGACTTGGAGGGCATCGCCCTGCGGGATGTCTTTTCCGAAATTCTGGACGCACCACTTTTTGGAACAACCTGGTTAGAACTTATTTGGAAGGTTGAAGGCGGGAAGCACCGCCTTGATAACATCGTTGCCAAGCCCAGGTCGTGGTTTTGTTTTAATGAAGCCCGAGTCCCGTGCCTGAAGCCCTCGGGAGGCGGCGAGCCAACCCCCTTGCCTTGGGGCAAGGCTGTCCTGGCCAGGCATTTCCCTTCCTATAAAAACCCCTATGGCCTCCGCCTGCTGTCCCGGTGCCTATGGCCTGTTGCCTTCAAGCGTGGCGGCATCCAGTTTTACACCCGGTTTTTAGATAGGTATGGGCAGCCCTGGGTGCTGGGCAAGGCCCCCAAGGGGGCGAACAAAACAGACAAGCAACAAATGGCAGCGGATTTGGCCGCCATGGTGCGCGATGCCGTGGCTGTAATCCCTTCTGATGCCCAGGTTGAGTTGGTGGAGGCTAAAGGCAACAGTGGTGATCAGTTTGATACTTTTCTCAGCCGTTGGGACAAGGCCATATCAAAAGTCATCATGGGCCAGACGCTTACCTCGGAAATGGATGGCCAGGGCAGCCGGGCCGCTTCTGAGACCCATTATAAAGTAGCCGACGATATTGCCGATTCTGATCAGGGCCTTATCACCGCCGCCTTGAACGCAATCGCAAGGGTCTATCGCGATATCAATTCATCAGCCATTGAGGCCCCGGTGTTTGGCTACAGCGAGCCGGAAGACCATGAGGCCCAAGCCAAGCTTGATAACAAACTTTACTCTTGCGGCGTCCGCTTCACCCCAGCCCATTTCGAGCGTAGATACGGCCTACAGCCCGACGAATTCATAGTTACCGGCCTGGATGAGAACGGCAAAGACGAAAAACAGGCCGGGTTTGCCGAGCCCGGAACCGAGCCTGATCACCAGGATCTGCTTGACGACTTGGTCAAATCAATCCTCCCCAAAGCTGCCAAGCAAAATGAGAAATTCCTAAACGATCTTTTCCCGCTTTTAGATAAGGCGGAAACCTGGGAAGACATCCAGCTCTTGCTTGCCGAACACCTGGGGCAGGATCTGGCCATGGAAGAACAAGAAGAACTTTTGGCCGATTTGATGACTGCAGCCGATCTCATGGGCCGGACAGCGGTGAGGGCAGAATCTGATGCAGATTGAGGCCGCAACCAAAAGCCCAAAAGCCGCACTGAAATACTGGAAAGGCAAGGCCCCGGTAAGTAAGGTTGAATTTGAGGCATTGAGCGATGCAGCCCGTGCACGGGCATTTGCTGTCTCCGGCCTGGCCAGGCGCAGTCAAATTGAGGCCATTCATACGGCACTACACCAGGCAATCGATAAAGGCGAGACGCTTGCCCAATTTAAACAGCGTTTGCGGCCTTTAATGGAGCAGAAAGGCTGGACCGGTAAGAAGGCCTGGCGGATTGAGAATATCTACCGCACCAACATGCAGAGCGCCTACCAGGCCGGTCGCTTTGCCCAAATGAAGGCCACGGCTAAACGGCGGCCTTATTGGCGCTATGTAGCGGTCAAAGACAGCCGCACACGCCCCACCCACAGCGCGCTTAACGGTAAGGTCTTTCCCCACGACCATGGATTTTGGGACTCGTGGTATCCGCCCAATGGCTTCATGTGCCGCTGCACCGTGCAAACCCTGTCAAAACGCCAAGTTGATGCAAAAGACATCCAAGTTGAGTCACGGGTGCCCCGCCTGGTCGAACCCATAGACCCGGTCTCCGGCAACCGCCTGCCTGCCCGGCCTCTGGCCCCAGATCCGGGCTGGGCCGGGAATGTTGGGCGCGACTGGCTTGAGGGGCTTGCGCCTGGTGAGTTGGATGACGGCTATACCATCACCAACCTGGGCGGAAAGGCTATCTGTAAGGACGGTAAAGGTCTTTTCAGTAGCGGCGGTATTTGTAAGCCTCCACTGCGCACAATTGATAAGAGGCATATCCTGCACTATACGGCCAAAGACCTAATGTCAAAGGGGCTTCGTGATGAGGAATATGTCAAAGCGTTTTTAAGCGAATTTGGGGTAACCGACATAAACGGTTCCACAACGCACATCTTGCCCGGCAATGTTCCGGTTGTCATAAGCAAGGAGCTGTTTTGGGACCGCCGCTACAAAAGATTCAAGGCCACAAAACAAAATCGGGAGCCGTACATCCGGTTATTGGCTAGGACATTAAAGAACCCTTATGAAGTCTGGTATAGGGATATCGAAATCAAAAAAAAGGGTAAATCAACTGGCCGGATTCGGAGCAAACTTACAATTATCCGCATGTTTAAAGGGCCGGATGGCAATATAGGCGGGTTCGCTGTTTTTGACCTGATAGGCGGCCAATACTGGCGTGGAACAACTGTATTTACGCCGGGTACGGACGACTTTGGTAAAAAGCCAAGGGCTGACGTGGACAAGTACATCTTTAATTATTTGGAAAAAGAACGGAATGGAACCTTGGTGTATCGGGAGCCCTGATGTTACCGGCCATCAGGGCGGGTGACACCCTTATTGCGAGCCTCGCCGGCACGAGGGTCAGGGTGCGCCACCGCTTCCCTGGATACATTTATATAGTAGGGTATAACTTGAGGAAAATCAATAAAGAAAACCCCAGGAGGGTGTGGGCTCCCGGGGTTCAAGCACGCCTCCTACTGAGCCCCCCCACCGGGGTCGGGTGCGCGCTATTTCCACTTATAAGATAAGATTTTTAGGCCTCAAAGTCAATTGACGCTTGAGCCTTTCCAGTCAAATAATACAAGTTTAACGATTTTAATTTTTAGCTATAAAAAGCGGATGTCAAAGCATGAAAGACCGGGAAAACCGATCTTTCATGCATGTGTTATCAAGCAGCCCTTATAATCGTTTTTTCGATCTGTTCACGTGCGTAACGTAATGAACTGGTGCAAGCCAATAAAATATTGTTTAAGCCATCGCAGGCCTCTACGTCCATGTCATCCGGCCCTTTATTGTTCATGGCAACGCATAGGAAATTCATTATTTCGATCACACGTCTTAAAGCATCACTCGGGTGATCATCATCAAAATGAAGCCGCATGATCACACCTCCATACCCAAGGCCCTGGCTTTGCGAATAGTCCGACCTGCCGTATCTTTGGAGCATTCCAAAAGTTTTGCTATTTCCAGGTAACTTAACCCCATACGCTTATACTTTACAGTGCGTTCCATTATTTCACGTTGTTTGGGAGTTAAGCTTTTGAAAACTTTTACCGCTTCCAAACGGCCAGCCGCTCTGGCTTGATCTATTCTGCGCTGACGCAAGTCTCTTAACAACAAAGCGACCCTAGCCCGAAAGGCTTTGGCTTTATTGGTCCTAGCCAACATGGATAAAAGATAAACGCCTTCTTCGGTGAAAACTCTTGTAGGTCGGACTCCGGCTTCCGTGATTGTTTTGGTCACGGAAGAATAATGCTTGAGTTCATTACGATTTTTGTTGAATAAGTGGTTGACTGATTCACGGGGTGAGGAATATCCAAGATGTCTTCCCACCTCTTCGGCGGTAAAAACAACCTCGCCATTGTGTTCCAAATAACGCAGTTCTTTGCCTTGAGCTAAAGCCGGTAATCCTTCCGTGTGTTCGTTTGTCATTTTTGCCTCCTAGTAGATTGGGTATGGCCCTAAAAAGAATCCCAGAGACCTACCACGCTCTACTAGAAGCGCCCCCGGCCTCGCGGTTACGGGGAGTCTCTGGGAAACTTAATTTTAAGGCTGAAATAAAAATCAGCCGCTTAACGGGGGCTGTGCCCGCTAGTAGAGTTTGGTACTTTTATGTTTAGCGCACAGCCTTGTATTTTGTCAAACCGTTATTGTAATTTTCTGGCTTTCTTTATGGCGTTTTGGTAGCAATGCTCGGCATTGGACATA